GGTCATCCGCGCCGATCCACCCGCGGGCCAGATAGTGATTGAACGCCTGCAGCAGCCTGTCACGCAGTAATGCCTGGACGCCCAGCATGGTCGCCTTGTTCTGTGACTCCACCCGTGCGCTGACTTCTTCGTTCTCACTGACCCGCTTTTCCAGCGGACGTTTCAGGAACACCGCGATCAGCACGCCGACGACGCCGGACACGATCCCGGACACGCCGCACACTGACAGGATCTGATACAATTCCATGTTAATCACTCCTTCACGATCTCGCTGCCGGGATAATTGTCTGAGATGGCCTGCGCCTGCGTAATGTCGAGCCCGTGAATAATCACGCTGTAAGTGACAGGCACCTCCGGGTCCAGCTGCGCCACAGCCTTGTCCAGCGCGTCCCAGGTCATCGGGCCGACCACACCGTCAACCACCAGCTGATGGTCTCCCTGGAACTCCCTGACGGCCTTTTCCGTGGCCCGGCCGAAGTCTCCGTCAATGCCGCACGGTCCGATGTCGTAGTCCAGCTTCGCCAGCATCGTCTGGCACTCGCCGACCTCTGGGCCTTTTGAGCCTCTCCGGATCGTCGGCCGCCATCCGGGCACCGGTTCCGGTTCCGGCTGCGGATCTGTGCTGTACAGGCCCGCCGGCACCGCCCAGTGCGTCCATTTCTTATTCCTGCTCGTGAAGTGCTGCACGCCATTCGAACACTCGCAGGTCTCATTGTTGAACCCGAAGCCGGTATGCTCCATCTTGCTGTTCTTCTTCACGAACAGGCAGACCAGCGTATCCCGCGGCATGGCCGCGATCTCGCCCTTGCTGGACCAGTTCGCTTCCGTATTCCACTGGCTGGTCGCGCCGGTGCCGTTGATGAGGATACCGACCTGCTTCAGGCACCAGTAAGTGAAGCCTCTGCAGTCGTAGCACCGCACCCGCTCGCTGTTCGGGTACCACTTGCACCCGGTGCAGCTGCCGGAATCGTAGCCCTTGCACTTCGTGCGGATGGTCGGATGGTCGTCGCTGTAATACCGGTGACGGTTCTGCACGGTGCAGTATTCGCCGCGGGCGCCGAACACATACGGCCAGCTGACGCACGCCAGCGCAGCGTGCCAGGCAATGTATGCCCGGTCCTTGCCGGCAGCTTTCCACTCCTGGATCAGTTGCTCGACCTGGTTGGCTGTGTTCATTTCTTATCCTTCCTCCTGTTCCACGGCATCTTGTCGGGGATGATCAGGCAGGCCTCCGCGACCAGCGCGATCACGCAGACGCCAATCATCACGATGATCACTGTCGTCACGATCCTGTACCTCCTTCTCGCACATCATGCACACCTGGGTGCCTTCGGGGATGATCGCCCCACAGCACACACACCTCTCTACCAGGGAAACCACCTCCTAAGAAAGCGGCCGCCGGGAGCTGTTCCCGACGGCCTGGTTAGTTGGTATGAACCCATTAAAAGGTCACTTTAGGTCATATTGTTAAAGGTCATCATATCACGCAAGGCACGGTTTCCCATAACCTTGTGACCTTTTGCCGTAGGATGCGTATGGTTCGCCCAGTGATACTCGCTGTTGGAATCCTGATAATATCCGTTGATCGCATTGAAATATGTGATTCCGTCTTTGGCGAAATCAATCACATCGCAACAGGCATAATCGGCAATCGCACGAACTGCTTCATTGTACTGCTCAAGGGTGTTAACCCCATTTCTTGTCGGTCTGCCGGGATATGTGCTTTGCATCCGCTTGAAATAGTTAAACGTACACAAAACGATCTTCGCTTCCGGGTATGCTGTTCTCAATGCCTGTATCGTCATCAGCATCCCGGCGATGAAGTCATACCTTGTTTTCCCGTCCTCGGTATATGTATCCGTTTCCGGATATCCGTCAGGCTGATATGCTGTCAGGTCATAATGCAACCGGGCATAATTCGGATCATCCTCATACGTAATATCAGAACCGTGGCTGAAATCGTTTGTCCCCCTGTATATAATAACCATATCCGGGGCGGTGCGTGTCATTGTGCCGGGTGTACGAATTCCGCATTTCCGAATCTGTGCAGGATGGAAAGCATAACTCGTCTTGTATGCTTCTTTTTCTGCTTCATGGTCAGTAATTGAAGCACCAGACCAACAAACAGGAATCGCATTGAATCCCATTGAATCCTGTGCAACTTCCCACCATGTTTTTACGGATGCGTTATTGTAGTTTGCAGGTTTTCCAACCGCTTTGCCGACATCGCCCTCAACGGGTGTAAAAGTGATTTCTGTGCCGACATCATCCGATACGATTTCATGACCGCCGACCGTTGTCCCAATATCATTGTATGTTACGTATGCCGAAAGCTCGACCCCGACATCAGCCGCTTCGATCACGATCTCCGGCACATTCCCAAGCGGATTACTGGAAGACCAGTTCCCGTTCGTACTGATACTGTCACCGATGATTGCTACGTTCTTTCCTTCAAAGTTGTAAACACCAACGCTGTTATTTGGAGCAAGGGTCAATTTGCAATACTGTCCCTGATGCGTTGACGATGATGTGATTAGCATATATGCCGCACCTTCCGGTATCTGGACATCTACGCTGGCAACCTGTGAAACTGTTCCACGTGTTTTTGTCAGGATTTTATAATCTTCGTCAACGACAAGAACCATGTCCGCTTTCTTCGATGAACCCTGTCTGCCAGATACCCTGTAGGATTCCCCAGCAACCACAGCAACAGGGTCAGATGCTCTGTAATTGCTATATGCCGTTTTTACGGCTGTTCCGGTTTCATTGTTCCAGAAATAGTTATTTGTATCGTCCGGTGTGATTACACTCCCTGCAATTTCACCGATTGCAGTCCTGATTTCGCTGATCTGCTTTGTGATATATCCTTCATTTCCGATAATTGATTCGACCTGTGACTTCATCGAAAGACCTTTATATGCATAATATCCGCTTGCAAGGTTCGCAATCCTGTTATTAAAAACGATATAGGCAGCGTTTGTATCAGTTATTGTAATATTGCCGTTAAGTTCTGTGTTCGCAGCCAGCCTTGAAAGGCATTTCATTGAACTGTCGCAAACAAAATATCCCCTTGAATTACCGCTATAACCATAAATATGAGCAAAGAAAACATCCCCGTTTTCGCAAGGGCTAATCGCACAGACAAAGTTTGAAGATACTCTATATCTTACATCTTCACCGATTCCCGTTGTTGATTTTGAACTATATACACCGGGAATGAATACAAGCGCACGATTTCCGGTGACCTGTTCAAACTCGTTTTCGATGCTTCTGTTTGCAACATCGAATTTGTTTTCGATATTATCTTGCCTGTACTCCGTCAAAATAATATCTGTTGTGACATCAGCCGGAGTCAGGTCTGTATCGTTTTCGTTCCTGATAACAAACCGAATATTATCATAATCGCCAATCGTATAGCTTATTGCCCCGGACAGCCAATCATCATTTTTTCGTAAATATGTATCCCCTTTATAAAAATAAACATTTGCTTGGAATCCGGTCGGTATAGTTACTGAAAAGCCGAATCTGACGCTATAATATGCCGCTGTCCTTAACCGTTTGTCTTTCCCTGTGTTTGTATTCGCACCCGTTGAGCTGTTGATGCTCCCTTGTTCAAGAATAAGCGCAATACTGTCCGATTTTTTAACAACATCGACAACATCGTCTAAAGCACTCTTTACATCAGATAGCTCGCCGCCCAGGTTAACCGCCACAACATCCCCGGAGGCCCAGCTGCCGGCAGCGTGCGCCTTCGTGAAACGGTACAGGCCGCCGTTGTAGGTGACATACTGCCCGGCAGTATACGCCGTGCTGCTGGAGAACGCCGGGGCCAGGGAAGTCCACAGGCTGGAATAATCCGCCGGGATGCTCGCCACGGCTGTGTCGATGGCATCGATCAGATCCTGGATGGAGCTGACGACCGTGCCCGGATCCACCACAGTGTCCGTGCTGCTCTGGTAGACATTGGCCACCGCGGCCGCCAGTGTCGTCACGACGCTGTCGCTGGACAGCTTCACCACGATCGTGATCATGCCCACCAGGGCATAGCACGCCGCCGGCAGCGTAATGGACACAATATTCCCGCTGATGGTCCCGCCGGTCACGGCTACCGTGCCGCCATCCGGGCGGATCACGTTCGCGCTCACGGTGCCGCCGATCGTCGCCGGCGCCCCGTTGTCTGTCACTTCGATGTTGATCGTGTTCGCCGCCGCGTCCTGGCTGAACAGGTTCCCTTCAAGGTACTGTACCTTTACCGCGTGCTGCAGGTCACACTTCAGGTTGATATTGACCTCCGCCATCTTTTCGCATCTCCTTTAACTGTCTAATTTCTTCCACACGTCGTCCGTCAGCTTGTCCGGCGTGATGCTGTTGTTCAGAACGTTGAACCCGGTGACGTTCTTCATGTTCCAGGCTTCAATATTGCTCAGTTTCATCGCGGTGATCCGTTCCTTCACCACGTCGAACTCGATCTCGACCACCTGCACGCTGACACTCAGGTTCACCCGCGGATCCACGGCGATGACGGTGTCATACAGCCGAACCTCCTGCAGCGCCTTGTACTCTTTGTACTCGTCCGTGTCGCCCAGGCGCACGAAGTCGATCGTGATCTCCTGGCGCAGCTGATCAACTTTGTCCGTGTCGAAGCGGGCCTCCGCCTGCTTCTCCATCTCCGCCCGCAGCGTTTCCACGGTCCAGTTGGTGGCGGTCTCCGTGCCGTCGTCCTTGCCGACCTGGCCGTCGACCTTAATCCGCTCCATCCTGATACGCGGGTAATTATTGATGTTGTCAGAATCCACCCAGACCACGCCGTCGTTGTCCAGGTACAGGTCGCTGCCGTCCTCCGCCTTCGCCACCGGCACCACGCGGGTGATCAGCTGGTCGCTGCTGGTATTCCAGTTCACGCCCTGCAGGTTGTTCCCGTATGTGATCCGGAAGCCCCGGTCCGTGTTCGTCTTTTCCATTACGAACAGATCCCAGTTATCCCGCCGGAACGCCGCCTCAAACTGCGCCACAACGCCCTTGTCCGGGTCCAGCAGCGCATACATGCCGTTTTTCCCGCTCAGATCCGCGCTGTATGCCCGGTCGCCGGCCTCCGTGATGTTTGAGGCAATGGAGCCGGGATAGTCGATCATGAACGCGTTCTCGATCAGCGACAGGCTCTGCGCCGGCGGCTTCCGCACGATGTTGACGTTTTCCATCAGCACGCCGTTCAGGTCGTAGCTGACGTGCTCCGCGATCACGCTCACGCGCATCTGCTTCGTGTTCACCGTGACCTTCTTGATCCGGAACAGCTGCTCGGTGATCAGCCGGTCGTGGGTTTCACTGGGCGTCAGGTGCCGGTCATATGTGACCTTGCTCTGCTCAACGTAGCCCTCCAGGCCGTAGGTCGTGCTCATCTTGTACCATCCGCTCGACGGGCCGGAGACATAATACAGCTCCATGCCGGTCTTCATGTTTACAAGCACCGGCGCCCCGCTCGTATAGTTCGCGATCGCTTTCCAGAACGTGCTGGGCGGCGCGTTGCCGGATTCGCTCATGTGCGACTGGATGCACTGGTAGTTTTTGCTGTTCGACGTGACCTTCGTGCCCACGCTGTACACCACGCCGGACGTCCAGCCGCTGTACACGATCGGCTGCGGCCCCTGGGCGCTCTCCCGCAGCGGCACGTTGTTCGCGTTCGTCTTGTATACGTCCGCTTCCAGGCCCGCGAACGCGTTCTCGATCAGCTCCACCGGGATCGGCGCCCGGATCACCGCCTCCGGCACCAGGTGCGTCCATTTCCCTTCAGGGTCGATCGGATGCTCCAGCGTCAGGTCGTACTGGCCAGCGGCGATGTTCTTCACCGTGCCGCTGGTCGGCGTCAGCACGACGTCCCCGTTTTTGTCGAAGGCCGTGTTCCCGATGTCGTATACACAGATCACAGGAACCGCTCCCTTCTTTCAATCTCGATACTGCTCCACCCGTCGCCGATGATGGAGTTCGCGCCCTGGCCAAGCACCGGGAACTGCCCGCTGCTGTTCTTCGTCAGCAGGACCGTCTTGTCAGCGTTCCACACTTCCATCGTCTCACTGTCCACCCAGTAGACCAGGCTGCTGGTCGTGCTGCTCACCGCGATCGTGTTGCTCGCCGGCGCGTCGTCCCCGGTCGCCTTGAAGGTAAACCCGGTGCTGCTCGCCGTAACCTTGTACAGCGGCTTGCAGCGCACGTCGCCGGCGTTGATCACGGTCGACGGGCTGCTGGTCACGGTGACCTTGCCCTCGTTCAGCAGTTCCTTCAGCGGCTGACAGTAAAACTGACATTCGCCGACCCAGTAGTCCAGGTTGTGGCTCTGCTTGTCCAGCGTGATCGCGCCGATGATCCGCGCCTTCTGCCGGCGGTCAGGCTCTCCGCTGAAGGTAACGTACCCGTTCCCGCGCAGCCACTTCCACACATCCCGGACGTGAATCCCTCCGCGGACCTGGATCGTCGCTGTCTGGATGTAGCTGTTATAGATGTTTTCGCCTTCCGTCAGTGTCAGGTCGCCACTCCGGCCGGGGATCTGGACGTGCTCAATCCGTTCCTCAGGCCGCACGATTCCCACAGGCCCCGCCAGCGTGATGCCCATCGTCCGGCAGTCGATGCCGTTCCAGATAAAATAGCTTTTGCCCATATCATCAGCTCCCGAATCCGCTCATCGTCCG